GTGAGTCGATCCTAAGAGATAGGAGAAATCCGTTTGAAAGCAAGCTGTTCTGCAGCTTCGTTTATCGAAAGGGAATCAGGTTAATATTCCTGAACCGAGACGTGGATAATGTGTGGCAACACAACCGACCCAGGAGAGGCGAGCTGCCTCCACTCACCTATTCTAGGAAACTGAGGTCACCAGGCATGTCAAAGGGTTCTCCAGGCATCAGCAAATGCAGTGGATATAACCCTTCATTGTAGTTGTCTCTGTCCCCTCTATCAAAGAGCCCATCAACCTGGATCATAAATCCAGTACTGAGATGTGTAACACCACCTCTCTCAGGTATCAAAGTAAACAAGAACCTGATAACCCTGTATAGTCCTGTATAGACTTCCTTGTCCAGGCCTGTCATTCTTGATATTTTCACCGCTGCCAAATCCAGGCGATCCATTTTCTGATTTTTTGTCAACGCTATCTCTTTGTTCATTATCATTGGCCAGTAGCCCGGCAGGAGAGATTCCAGTTCACTAAGTAAGTGTTCATCACTGAGAAGATCGGTTGGTTCTTTGAATTTATACTGCATTTTTGGATCAAACATCTTCAGCAAACCTGCTTCTTTCCCTCCACCTGTAAGTTCCTCAGACAGATTGTCAAGTAGCCCACTCAGATTCCCCAACATCTCTGTGAGACCCTGTTCGTTCACTGGCAGCAGAGTTTTCTCATCTTCCTTTCTTAGCCCCTCCTTCACTAGTAGTTTATCAAGCTCTCTCTTGTTCTTACTGTATTCTGGGTCCAGTTCATAGCTAGTCTGAACAACCTCCAACACTTTCTTGCTCTGCTCAACTTCCTTTTGCTCTGTTCCCGCTCTCATCTGCAGAAAATACGAGTCCAAACCAGAGAGAGAGTTCCTCATGCTAGGGTTCTCCCATGCGGTAAGCTTTGGTACAATCTTGCCATCAATGTTGAACTTTGGTGATTGAAATCCTCCTTTACCTTCCATCTCCCATAATTCCTCCCAAGCTAATTTCCTAGCACCTTGTATTGTGCCGGATCTCCCAGTCCAAGCAAAAAATAGCCCTTGTTGTTTCAGGCTCTTGTAGTAAGTGATCTTATCCGCCACTTCTTGAATATCCTTCCCTAACCCGCAGAATGCCACAATAACATTCCAGGCTGTTCCCCGAACCTTCCGCAAGCTATACTTGCTTAGGACACCCAGGTAGCAATAGGCTAACTTTGGAATGTCTGCATCTTCATCAAAAGTCAAGTCTTCAAATTCATCTTCGTACTCCCATCCATACAGATACTCGTCAAGACCGTCCTCATCTAGCGGAAGAAATGTGTCATGAGTGATGCCCAAAATCGTATCTTCACACCGATCCAATTCTTCAGTATAATCTACTTTGACTTTTCGTTTCCCTCTTTTGGTGTGCTTGGACAGGCGGATGACAATACTCTGTGGGATGTCTAAGGGATTCTTTACCAGGACACTTCTCATGCCGTGAACCTCAGAAGTCAAAATTCCTGCCTTCCTTGATCCCGTTTGCTCACCTGCCACATTCTGATAAGTAGGTATGGTCTCTAACCCTAATTTACTGTGATAGCACATGGCATCCAGAACATGGTAAACCCAGGTTTCGATTACACTCTGATCTACTCCGAAGTCAACGGTACGCAGAATTGAGCTATTCTGTGAGCAGGAATTTAACCACTGGAGCCCGCCAGAAGAGAGTATCTCACTAAAGTGCTTGCAAAATTCTTGACAGCAGAGAATGTTCTCAGAAAGGATACCAGACACGGCTGCACAGAAATACACCACTTGACTTGAAATTCTCAGCCAAGCATCCACCAGGCGTTTCTGAACAGGGCCCTCTCCGCTCAACAGTACCTGTTTTGTCAGATTCGGAGGCCTGAGATTGCTTATGATCAAAACCTCTTTAATCATTTGAACAATTTCATTGAATAAGGAAAACTGGCCTTTAGGAAGATATTGACAACTATCGAAGATGCGTGTGCTCCGTCGTATCACCACCAGTGACATGGCTTGATGCTGAGATGTCAAGTCCGGGAAAAGGGAAGTTAGATAAGTTAGTCTGTCGTCCTCCTGCATACTGAGTAGTCTGTGCATCAAGATTTCAAATTCAGACTGGGTCAAGGTACTGGAGGCCAAAGTCTGAAGGTATTCGATTACGGCCGGAGATAAAGGCATACTGTCTCCACGCCTGACTAGGGCTCCTAATTCCTCTTGACTGGGGAATCCGAATTCGGGGTGAGTATTTTTCCAGTGTGACAGAGCCTTGAACCATGCATCCCGGTGAGGTCTTCCGGACTCCACTGACTGCAGATCAGGGGAATTGTAGATGATGTTGTAGAGTAGTGTGTGAGTTATATTTCTGATCAAGAAGTCCAGATCTCTCTTAGGAACTGACATTATACCTGCCGCGACGTTCCGAACAAATGACCTTATGTTCTCTTTTTCCATCTGGGACTTCACCTTCTTAGGATCAACATAAGCTTTCAGGTCCACAGTCAAGGGCTGCTCAATAGGGAGGAAAAAATTTACCTTGTAATCTTGTTCACCGTGGTAAATAGCCCCGTTTTTTACAGCTGTGATGCGCATTTCCTTGTAAATAAAAGCGGGAGTTGTTTGCTCATCCACACAGCTATCTATGTAAATGAAGTCAAAGGCACTAGGTCTTCCAATCCCATACAGGCCTGTGCTGCTATGGTACCCTAAGTAAATTGAAGAAGGATCCCCAAACTCAGAGGGGGTTTGGTCGTAAAACAAATTGCTATTGTTCAAAAAAACTCCTAAATACCAACTGCTGGCCACGGACAGTTGTCCTGTACTGGCGCCTTTGAGTAGAATTTTGTTTACTCTACCAGAAGTCACTTCAAATCTGACATACTCTAGCTCAGGGAGAGAAAGATAACATTCTCCAGCACCGTACCATTTCGGGCCCAGTCTCATTTGCTCTTGTGTCCAGCAACACCAGTAAGGCATATCTGCCAGGCAGCTAGAAGGGTCCAGTTCTGCAGCCAATATGGGCTTCCAATCCCTTGGAATGGCATTCCGAAGTTCATCACATTGACTCTTCAAATCCAATTTGAATATGTCATCTTCCAAAACTTGATTTTTCTCAGCAATAGAAAGCATCCAGTAGCACTCCAAGTATTCTCGGACTTTCCCGGGGATAGACCCGCTCATGACTTTCATGCTCCAGTCCACTGATGCTGCCCTTAGTGATACTATTTGGTACCTCTTCCATTTGGAGCTATTGTAAGAGAGTGTTTTAATTGCATCTTGATAAGAATTGACTTTGCGACTGTCTCCTGGGATACACATGACAAAGCGGTAATTCCTGGCGTCGTCTCTCATCAGTTTGGTCACCACTGCTTGAAGCTGGTCGTTGGACAGTCCGTCCAGGTCTATTCCCAATAGATGCAACTGTGTAGTAATCTTGTTACAGTCACGTTTCGGATTCTTTCGTTTACCCAATAGTTTGAACCCATTTGGCTCTCTAGTGAAAGACACATACTCGGTGGGACTAATCCGTACTTTCCCCAACAGCCCAGCTGATTGCGAAAAAACCATAGGCTTCTCTGGCACATTTGCTGGTTGAATCTCTTTCACTGTTGCCCCTTCTATTGAGTCATAAAAGAACCCTAAATCGCGACAACAGAAATTCAGGAATTGCTCAAAAGTGTAGTCTGGCTCGGCATTGAGGTTATCAGATTCATTTATAGTACTGAGAGCAACAGATAGCCTACTTACAGAAAACAGCTTGCCATCGTGTGATCTGAGGTTTCTGTAAGCCGCAGATCCGAACATACGAGCAAATTGTCGTGCTTGCGGCTCACTGACTAAGGAGGAAAAGAAAGAGCGGTCCATGAGTTTACTGACGTACCACAGCAAGTTCAACCTCGAGTTGCCCAACTTGCTGTTGGCTATGGTCCACTCACAATCTTTGGGGAGTGAGTCAATGATAGGCATGTATTTGCTAATCATGTGCCTCTGATTACCCATCAAACGCGACGACATGTCCCATTTGAGCGATAAATCTGCCGACTCCGGGTTTAATAACCCAAAGGAATGGAGCAAATTATAGCACTTCCAGAAAAAGGTGGGGTTGTACCTCATTGATCGGTAAATATCTGCCAGCCCTCCAGAGTAAATCAGCTCAATTGGGTGTGAATCCAATTCTCCCAGCAACTGGGGAGGAAGCCCCTTAACTGGATTCAGACGGTAACAGCTCTGGACATACCTTTCAGTGAGCTTCATAGACAGGTAGGCTTCCTCATAGGTGCCGCCTTGGGAAATCATTTCTATTGCTTGGGTAATAGCGAAGGATGCGTCTGCTCCATAGCCTTTGTCGCTTGGTTTGAAGGGCAGACTAGAAGTGAACTTTGGGAGTACTGGAAGATAACGGTCGAACAAATAAAGCACTGACAAGAATTCTAAGTAAACACCCCGATTAACTTGACATTTCTTTATGCTCAGCATGTGGTTTGCGCCCTTCAACAGCCACTCATAAAGATGGATGCTAGTCTTAAAACTTCTCGGATCTTCATGGTAGCTACTGACAACACTATCATCTGAGTGGCACTTGGGGTCCAAAATAACCAAACCCATCCCCCGATTTAAGCACTGGTTCCGAACAATTTCAGATGCCACTATTTGGTTTGCAGCATGCATGATGGTCGAAAGATAGTTGAAAATTCCCATGACAAAAGAGAATTTTACTGTAATTTCGAACGTATTTGCTATTTTTGAAGCCTTGACATAATCTCGGTACTTGTCAAACTTTACATTGTTCACGATCTTGTTGTACACATGCTCTCGGATGAGGAACTTTTTTGCGTACATACCCGTTGAGAACTCTCTGAAGTACCTCACAAAGGCTGGCGGGAGCACCGGAGCCATGCCTTCCACGAAATGAACATATTTTTGGAAAACACTATGTGGTGCCCACCTCCGGCAGTCCAGCACCCAGCGCAGTACATGTTTAGCCTCTTGGCTAGGACCCTTCTCAAAGAAGTCCGTGTGGATCAACCCATGCCTCTTAGAAGAAGGAACAGAAATGAATTCATTGGGGATCCGTTTGCACAGAAACTGGAACATTTTTTCTATGGGCCGCTGGAGATACTTGGTGTCCATATCCATACAGAAGATTTCCCGGCCTCCGCCCCTTTGGATCTTGTGTACAATGTGGAATAACAGTTGTTTGCCCTCGGGTGAGTCATTCAGGAGTGTTTTATCTTGGTCAATCAATATCTTTGATTGATGTACTTCAGCCCTGAGGTACTTGTCGATGCTGTCCTGGAGTTCTTGGCAGTCCACAATCTCGCTGATTTTCTCATATACCACTTCATAACCTTTTTTGTTATAAAAGTTCTCTTTCTTCCAGCCTCTCAGTCCATTTGAGTTTGCAATTTCATGTAAATCCGTTTTGCTTAGCCGCTCCCACTCATTGGAGATCTCTGCCAATGTAAACTGTGACCTCAAATGACCAGACAAGTGGTACCCCAAGTAATTGCAGAACTGAGGGTCATACTTGAAATCATCCTCAAAGACTTCAGGGCCTGCCTGCATGATGTTGAAGCGTTGACTAGGGTCTTCGAGTCCTGACACAAGAGTATGTGCGTGATTGTAATCGTCTACATCCTCTAAGATTGACCACAGATTACTGGCCTGTTCCACACTACTGTTGACAGGCGCCTTGGACATCATGTATGTGATGTAAATAAAGGTGGTGAGCTGATCAGCATTGACTAATGGCTGGCCTAACCACAGGTCTCTCAGTCCACCAGACTTGAGCACATCGTCCACTCTATGCCCTTTATACCTTTTTGCCACCATCAAAGACTCGGCAAATTGAGCATAAGAACGAGAGATTCTCAATCTCAACCATGCGTCAAGGTAAGTGTAATTAAACCCTGCGAAACTTGTGATAATGCCCTGGATGTTGGCGTGATCTGCCAGCGCGTTCACAATGATATACCTCGAATTGTGCATAAACTCTTCAGTCTTTCTTCTGTTGTGGAGAGAGAGTATGAACGGCAGATATAAAATGTCTGGCAGCGCCTCCTCACCTCGGGCCACTCTGGTATAAGAGGAATACAGATTCATAAAAGCCCTTTGGCGCAGAGACATATAATCGAAGAGAACATCCTGGTGTATCTGTTGCCAGGGTGTCAGGACCGCAGTGATGTTCCCATCACTGATCACCTGGAAGCTGTCATTTTCTTCATAACCAGTCCACTTCAAATCCATAGGGTCAACAATCATTGCAACCCTGAAAAGCTTGCTCACCTGGTTTTTGTAGATTTTGGACCCTCCTTTGACCATGACAATCAAGCCGTCATATCCGAGATTCTCCACTTTCACGTAACTAGCATTGTATGGTTTTGTGCTTTCCATGAATAGGTGCTTCGCTAGGTCTGCATATACAGCACTGATCCGGTCTAAGAAAGTGGAGGAGAAGTATTTATCCGAAAAATTGTTGAATTCATTGACGTGGATGGACTTTAGCTTCGTCAGTAGCTCGGGGCCGATATTTGATGACTCACTATACAACGGGGGGAGCTCAGGCCCGGGACATCTCTCCTTGAACCGAACAATCAAACCCTTCAAAAAGTGATCAAACCCTTCATACTCCAGGTCAGACATGTCACCCAACCCACGGTATTGCCCTGTTGCTCTGTTGAAATGGGACATCTCAGACTTAAAGGACCTTGCCAAAAAGTTGCTCTTACCTCTCGGCATTTTGACCATGTTTTCATTCCGAACCCCCTTAGCTGCGGACAATGCTTTTGAGTATTGTTGTTGAGCCTGGACCAATGCTCTTTTTTCTGCAGCAACTGAAGCCTTCTCTGAGCTGTCAAAAGTGCTGTACCTCTTCACCAAATTCAAAGATCTGATTTTCCCAATGTAATTTGAATTCTCAGTAGACAGAATCTCTTTAGCAGCCTTAATGTCCTCAGAAAGAGCCTGCATGTCCACGAGGGGTGTGGTTTTCCCATGTAGTGCTCTGCTAAGAGCTTCATGAGTATACCCCGAGGTGTGTTTCACCAGAACAGACAACAGCAAATTTTTGATGGGATGGTGAGAGCTCTGAAACTGGCTTAACAGGGGGAACATAAATGTGGGTTTTGGGGAACGTATGTCTAGTAGGGTTTGCTTCTCATGATAATGCTCATTAAAGGCAGTCACACAGGCCTGGATACCATCAGAGTTGACAAGGCAGTTAGCCAGCTGTTTTTTTGAATCGGACAGCAGGACTTTCTCAAATCCATGGGTGCTCAACTGGTGGAAATAGTCAGGGGGGAACAGAACCCTGTAAGACTGGCCTATAGGTTTATACCCTTCCACAGATGCTGCCTGATATTCAAAGGGGAGACCAATACTCCTGTACGTTTCCAGAGGCGGTCGTGGAGGTGACTTAATCCGACTCATTACGTGTAGAGTCGGCACCCTCAGAGTAAAGGGAATGTTCCCTTTCATGTCACGAATGCTGATCCTCTTACCTTCATTATAGATCCTGACCATGCTCAGGATCAGATCCACAGGGTGTTGATCTAGCTCCAGCAAAAACTGGGATACAGGCTTTGACCATCTCTTCCCAGCTGTGTAATCAAGGGTTACTCGGTTTGTTGTCATTTCATAACTGAGTACTACCTGCTGGCCACGAGATGAGTCCAAAATCCTACTGCTGGAAGAGCGAAACCTCTCAGCTGCGCGGCTCACTGCTCTCAAAAAATCGGGTGTCAGCATAATTACATCCCCTGAACGAGGAGCTTCAAAACTTTCTTCCTCACTATAAATTGACTCAACCGTTTCATTTTGAATGGATTTTTGCATTGAATTGTTGATAATGTGTCTATCAGAGTTGCATGTGTTGAAAAATTGGAGGAGATGCTCTGCCCGGCATTCTGAACCCAGCGGCTCTAGAAGGGACAGCACCTCATCAATATTGTTCTCATCCAGAACAGCACCGACAATGAGAACTCGGCAGTGAATGCCGGTCTTTTTCGTGACTTCTTGAGCCTCATGCGAATACTTCAGATCATCCATCCCGGCACCTTTGTAATAATCAAGAGTTTCATATTTGTTGCTCACGGCAAACTCCAGAAGTGTGATGCTCTCATCTGTCTCCAGGATCAAATCAGGAGTTTTGTTGGAATCGATGTACTCAGAGAGGGAAGCATCTGTTGAAATGTCCAACCCATCAACAAGCCCTCGAGTGCAAATGTAAGAGAATATGTTGTGGCGGAACTTGTAGTACGCCTTGAAACAAATCTGAGTCATGACTTGACCATCGGACTCCAATTCATCTAACATCGCAACAAATTCATAGTGAGCGACCTCGAAGCAAGACAGAGCCAACATAGGGCTTGAGAATTGATGGTTGGCGGTCAGGTACGAGATGATCTGAATAAAGGTAGGGCGCATAGGGAGTACAAGATCTAAGGGCTGATAAATCCACTTGTCGGCTGGGCACAACACTGAGAACTCAACAGTGGTAGATTCAAAGAGGTACACAGGAGGTCCTGACCCCACTTTGATACAATCAAGTTGATCATCAACGCAAAACAGGTGGTAGAGCTCTACAGAGCAGGCAGAGGATAATGCGCGAAACATGTCAGAAATGTTTTGTGTGCCGCAATCCTCCACAAATGAAGTCAGCTGGTCAAGGTTCGGAACAGGCAAGCCTGCGAGCTCAAGTCCCTTTCGGAAACATTCCAGCGCAAGACCAGTTGGAGGACTGGACAGAATGAAATCCTCAAGAAGGAAATCATAATCGGAAGCCTCTAGCTCAACAGGACCATTCTGCTGGAGGGACACTGCATAAGTTGAGACAGGAGGAATCCACTCAGCCACACCCACTTTGATGGCAATCTCCTCCAAATATCCGAGCACAAACGTGTCAGACATCCTCAAGCTTCCTTTAAAGGATCTCTTCTTTTCTTTCTCTTTGAATAAAGAGAAAGAGAAATAAGGCGAGCT